CGACACTCGACGCTGAAGTCGATGGCAACCTCGCCCGCTTGATCGCCGAGGAGACCGCTCGCGCAGACGGCGACGGGGCGCTTGCGAGCAGCATCAGCGGCGTGAGCGCTGACTTCAACGGCCGGTTCGCACAAGGGCTGGTGAAGTTCGAGGCGGTCGCGGCGCCGACCGGCGTCGATGCCCGTTTCTCGGTGTTGTTGCGGGCCGGGACCAACCAGAGCTTCAAGGTGTCGGGCTTTTATGTCGAGCTTTACACCGAGGGCGGCGTGCAGAAGTCGCGCATGGCCGTGCAGGCAGATCAGTTCCTCGTCACGTCAGGCAACAGCCGCCACTATCCGCTCGTCTTCGAAAATGGCGAGCTGAAGCTGGCCGTTGCCAACATCGGCACGGTCAATGCCGGTCTCCTTCAGTCCCTGAACGGCAAGATGAAAATCGACCTCAACAACGGCACGATCGAGATTTTTAGCTGATGACCAGGACTATGATTGGCGTCGACTCGACCGGCGCCGGCTGCATCAAGATCATGAAGAACGACGCCGACAATCCGCGCACCACGCCGGACAGTCAGCGGTCGAAGTTCCTCTATAACTCGAAATACGCTCTGAACGCGTCGATTGCGCATATCGAGCGGATCAATCAAATTAGCTCTGGCGGAAGTGTCCAGTACAATTATTACCCGGCAGGGTCGAACGCGTCCAACTATCAGAAGATGGAAGGATCAGGCGGCGGGGAGTCCACATGGCTGTTCCGTCATTCCGCGTTCCCGAAATGCAAATACAATATGCCCCTGTTTGACGTGAAAGCCACACGGACGAACACCGGGCGTTTCAACCAGCAGCGAATTCAGCGCCGCTATTCAGGGAAATACCATAACGACCAGGGTGGTTATTTCTTTATGGGGAACTGGTATCAGGCCCCGTGGATGAAGAACTTTAGCGGCAGCGTCGGTCAATGGGGTGATTTCCCATATGGTACTTACGCCAAAATCACCACGTCAACGAATGACGATGCATACAACCGCTTCTTGTCGCGAGACAAGCGGTTGATCGTGTGGAACCTCCCCGGCAACGAAGACCCGTCTCTGGAAGCGCCGCCATTGGCTCCAAATGGATCGAAGAACATCGTTCTGCGATCCGATAAGATGATAATCGCCAAGCCCGGCTACAACGCGGAGACGGCGAACGAGTGGCAGGTTTCGTTCGACAGCCGCCGTGTGCCCGTGAAGGTCATTGCCGCTGCGGACATCGCAATTCCTGCCGGTGAATCCTTCTATGAAACTAGCATCACCTTGCCGGCAAACATCGCCCTTGATGTTCATTTTTACGAGGGATCAACGATCTATTACCCGTTCAATCCGAACATGAGTAACGGCCTGGGTGCGGATTATTGGTTCAGCGGCTCGCGAATTTATTTCAATTCGTCCGATACGATGCGCGCCCGGTTCATGCTCTACCTCGACGCAGGGGACCNGCATCACCTTGCCGGCAAACATCGCCCTTGATGTTCATTTTTACGAGGGATCAACGATCTATTACCCGTTCAATCCGAACATGAGCAACGGCCTGGGTGCGGACTATTGGTTCAGCGGCTCGCGAATTTATTTCAATTCGTCCGATACGATGCGCGCCCGGTTCATGCTCTACCTCGACGCAGGAGACCCGCCGACGAACGGCAGCAACCGCGTGCTAAGGGAATTCACGGCAGGCGGCCAGGACGTTGTGCAGTTCTTGCGCCCCGGTTCCGCCAACCCGCCATCATGGGCGGATATCATCATCGATACGCGCTGGCCTTGCGTGCAAATCATTGCGGAAGGCTATTTCAGTGTTGCGGTAGGAAGCCCGCTTCAAACGATCATCAACTTTGACGCTTCCGGCATGTTCCCGATGGTCAAATACATGACCAAACACGGGGCGGGGTCGGAAACGAGCGTTGGCAGTTGGACCGAGTCGATCAAGCTTCCGACCGTTCGTCAACGCGTCTATTCGACCAACAGCAATTTCGAGTGCGGTGATAGTTCCCATTGCCGCCTCACACAGACAAGCGCCACGTTTGTCACCAATCGCGGTCAGCCCGGCGATTACTACAACGATGCAGATGATCCGGGCACGTGGCGAACGGAAGGCGCCGATCACGTGCTCGGCATCCGCTACTACATTCTCGGCATCCCAGCTTAGGAACTCCTGACATGACGATACCCTATGTAACCGGCACGGTTTCCGTGACCGCCGGCAGCGCCGTTGTCACCGGCTCCGGGACCGCCTGGGCGACCGCACTGATCGCCGGCGGGCTCTTCGGTCTCGACAGCAGCAACGGCAACCCGGTCCCGATCCTTTCCGTCGACAGCAACACCCAGCTGACGCTGGCCAAGCCCTGGCGCGGCACGACAGCGGCCGGGCAGGGGTACTGGATTATCCGTGACACGGCCTACCTGCAGCAGCAGACCGTCAACGCCCAGGCGCTCTCGACCTATATCCAACGGCTCGACAATGCGGCGCTAACGGCTTTGGCCGGGCTCACGCCGGCCGCCGACAAGTTCGCCTATTTCACTGGAGCGAATTCCGGTGCTCTTGCGGACATCAAGGCGAAGGGGCGCGACCTGCTTTCGTCGACGACCGTGCTCGACGCCATTTTGAAGCTCGGGCCGGTGTGGGGCGGCTCCGTTCGGTCACCTGCTAACAGCGATGTCGGTCTGGTCGATGGCGATCTCAACACCATAACCATTGCCGGGGTCTATACGCTTGCGGGAAACTGGGCCAACACCTATGCCGGCGCCGCCTCGACAGCCACGACCGGAACGCTGGTCGTGCTCCAGCGAAGCTCCAACGCCGTGTTTCAATATTTCTACCGAGACAACAACCAGGTCTTCAGAAGGAACNTGTGCTCTTCCGATCTTACGTGACAGGCACGCTCGTGGTTCTCCAGCGAAGCTCCAACGCCGTGTTTCAATATTTCTACCGAGACAACAACCAGGTCTTCAGAAGGAACACCGTCAACGGCGGCACAAGCTGGACGGACTGGACGATTGTTGAGCTACCGGTTGTAGGCACTGCCTCAAACTCGGCAGGCTTCCCGGCTGGCGCAATCATTGAGCGCGGCAGCAACGCCAACGGCGAGTACGTGCGTTTTGCTGACGGCACACAGATCTGTTGGGGAATTGGAACTATTAACGTCTCGACTACCCTCAACAACCACTTTGGCTCTACCTCCGGAGCCTCGGTCACCGGCAACGCGCTAATCAGCTTCCCGGCGACGTTCTCGAATACAAACTACTCGGTAACGGTCTTCCCGACCTTCCGCGGCTTCACGGTGCTTGGCGCCTATTCGAAGAACGGTGCCAATGCCGCTGTCAGGATGGGCGTGTCAGGCTCGACCGCAAACGATGTTCCTTATGAATGGTCAGCTTACGGAAGGTGGTTCTGATGAAAATTGATCTCTCTCCCCAGCGCCGCGATGACCTCCTGACGGTCACCAAGGCAGGCGACGTTTTCACGGTCAACGGTATGGCATTCGACTTCTCAGCGCTGCCGGACGGTGCGACGATACCGGCCGGCGAGGTCCCTTGTGAATGGCTCGTCGGCTCCGTCGAACGGACCGCCGGCGAGCTTCACCTGACGCTCATCCTGCCGCACGGTCCGGGCCCTTCTCAGGCCGTCGCATTTCCGCCGCCACTCATCGACCCGCCCGACGGGGTGATTGCATTGCCGGCCGGTCCGCAGCCGTCGATCCCTGACACTGCTGAAGAGGAGCCCGCCAATGTGGACGGTTGACCTATCGAAAGTTGTCACGGCCGAGCAGAAGGCGGCGGAAGCGCGCGCGGCACTGCAGGCGCAATACTCGGCCGCCATCCAGGCGCATCTCGATGGCAAGGCGCGAGAGCGGCAATATGACGGCATCCAGACCGCCATCACCTATCGCGGTGATCCGAACCCGCAGTTCGCAGCCGAGGGCCAGGCGCTCTTCGCCTGGCGATCGGCAGTGTGGACCTATTCCACGGCCGAGCTGGTGAAGGTGCTCGCCGGCGAGCGGCCGCAGCCGAGTGTGGAAGAGTTCATGGCCGAGCTGCCGGCGTTTGTCTGGCCGGCATCTAGCAGGCGTCTGCTGAACTGACACCCTGATCCGCTTCGGATCATCTCAACTCCAAGGAAAAATCAGATGGATAAAACCGTGCTCTCGGCGCGGCGATCCTGCGTTCCTCAGCAACAAGGTGAACCATGAACAAATCGTGCAGTCTCTGCAGCGGCGCTTGAAAAACGCGCCATTTCCGGCCTAGACTTGCAGCGTCTGTGAATTCGAACGCTCAGACGCCCGGCCCCTTCTTTCGTCTAGAGAGAGGGGGCCTTCTGCTTTCATAAAGCGAGGATTCGAGACGAGCGACGTGATCGCACGTCAGAAGTCGAAATCGCGATCATTGCGTTGCAGGTCTCGCTTGAACTCGGCCTCCCAAGGGTCGAATTGTGGTGCCTTGTCCGCTTGCGGTGCCTCGCCGCGATCTTCCGATTGCGGCTGCTTTGCTTTGTCGGCCATCATCATGCTCCTGATTTCCAGGCGCATGTACGCCAGACAGTCGCGGAATGCCACCCTGCGGGCGGCCTTTCAACAAGTCGTCGCCTGCCGTCGACCTTTCAACTGCTTTAACACAACCAGCAACCAGGAGAGATTATGGCTCGGGAAACTCTTCCCGTCGCCCTCGAACTCATGTTTGGAAATGAGAAGACCCGTGGTTCGGGTGGGGTCACGGGTCTAAGCCGCCGCCATGTTACGAGGCGTGGCGGGCGGCGCCTGTACTTCGGCTACTCCGAGCTTGCTTCAAGCTGATCGTCGGGATCGGAGGCCGTTGGTATTGGCTCGATCGGGGTTGCCGCTAGAGCTTTGAGGTCCTCGGCGAGGCCGGCAAGCTGTGCCGCAAAGTCAAGAAGATCCGAAGCGGCGCACTGTGCCGCGATTTCTGAGAGGTCAGTAACCAGCTCGATTGGGCCGGCGCTTTCCGCTTCGCTGTCTTTTATGTCCAAGTCCAAGCCCCTGTTTCCATTGATGTGGGCTCAATGGCGCGGCCCGTCAAGGGCTACCGCCGGCGACGAGCCTTCCCGGTCGCCTGAGAGGGGCAAGACGACCAATGTCAGCTTAAGCCCGAACACTGCTGGCGGCCACAAACCAGCTGCCGAATGTTCCCCAACGACAACCAGGAGACTTCAATGAGCGCCATCACCGCTCAGCACGTTCGCGCTGCCGCGAAGGGCAAGGTGAACGAGAGCAACCTCGCGTCCGTGCTTGTGGCACTGGACAGGTACGGGGAGCGTTTCGGCATGGATCGGCCGCACCGTCTCTCACAGTATTTCGCCCAGCTCATGCATGAAAGCGGAGACTTCCGCTACGATCGCGAGATCTGGGGCCCAACGCCGGCGCAACAGCGCTACGAAACGCGCACCGATCTTGGCAACACATCGGAAAAAGATGGCGACGGCTATTTCTACCGCGGCCGCACTGGCATGCAGCTCACCGGCAAGGACAACTACCGCCAGTTCCGCAACTGGTGCGGCGCCGCCGGCCTCGACTGCCCGGACTTCGTCAAGGATCCGGACGCGGTCACTTCCGACCCTTGGGAAGGCCTGGTGCCTCTGTTTTATTGGGACACCCGCGACCTGAACCGCTGGGCAGACGAGGGCGACGCCGAGACCATCACGAAGAAGATCAACGGCGGCAAGAACGGCTTGGCGGATCGGTTCGACCGGCTCGCCCGGATCTCGCTCGTGCTGCTCGGCTACCGCACCGACAACGTCCTTCAGTTCCAGGCCGACCAGCGCCTGCAGGTGGACGGCGATGTCGGCCCGAAAACCCGTGCTGCGATGCATACGGCGCTTGTGGCGCTCACCCCGGGCGAAGCGGCGCGGCCGGAGGTCAAGGTTGCACCGGTGACCGAGGAGAAGCTGGTACCGGTTCCTGTCACGCCGCCAAGCCTCGATGCGCCGTGGTGGAAGTCGAAAGAGGTCATCGTCCCGGCCGTCAGCGGCAGTGGTGCGTCAATCCTCACCGCGATCGGCGGCATTCCCTGGCAGAACCTTCTCCTGATCCTCGTCGCATTGGGAGGCATCGCCGGCTTCCTCTACTGGCGCAAGAACGCCGATCGGAAGGCGGTGGCGAAACAGGTCGAGACGATGGTTTGATGTTCTGCACTCCTCGCCTCATCGTGGCTGCGGCCGGTCTCGCTATCATCGCCGCCGCCGTTGCCTGGATCTACCGGCAGGGCGGCGACGATGTCAGAACCTCCATCGAAAGGCAGAACAATGAAGCTGGCCGCACTGCGGACGATGACTGCACTCGCTTTGACCTTTGCCCTCCAGGGATGTGGGAGTTCGGCGCCGGCAAGTGCCGACGGTCTCCGCCGCGTGGTGGGCACTGATCTAATCGGCGGGCGTGGCGGGACGCCGGCTGATCAACGCAAGATCGATCGGACCGTCGTCGGCATCTGCGCGGCGGCGGTCTGGACGAGAAGGGCGCTGAATGTCGCAGAAATATTCGTCTTTGATCGAGCTGCTCAACGCGTGGTTCGGCGGCGCGGCGACGACCATCACCCATGATCGGCGCGATGGTCGGCCGGCTGATGTGGCACACGAACGAAGTCTGGAAGATGCGCCGGAAGTTCTTCGGCAAGGAGCTGTTCTGGGAAATACCGATCGCCGTCGGCATGGCATTGATCGGCGCGGCTTTGGCGTCGTGGCTGACGCTCGAGCAACCGATGGCAACGGGCTTGATTGCTGCGCTAGCCTATCTCGGGCCGCGCGGGTCCGAGGTGCTGTTCATGCGGTGGTTTGCGGCGAAACTCGACAGGCAAGACTGAGCGGCCGAACGCGCTATTGCTGCGGCCTCAGCCATGTGGCCTTTTGTGCGCGGCTTAGACATTCCATATCCTGGGCCAAGCTGTGGACAGGCGCGTCTTTGGCCCCCGGGGCCGATTAAGAAGAGGGAAGAACGCAACCCAGAGATAGAAAAATAGGAAGCTGAACAGCCCTGTCGCTGCATTCTTCTTCAGGTCGGTTTCGCTCCAATTGAGCGCCAGCATTCTACCGATGACGAGAGCGCCAGCGACATACGTCCCGTAGTAGAACATCGCTATCCTCTCCTTAGATTTGCGAATCCAGGCCTCATAGAGGCGAGTTTCCCCGCCCCGTCGCTCCTCGAGCCACTCGGCCTCGCTGCGGAGGGTATTGTCATTTTTCACACAATAGATGGCGAGCTCTTCAGGCGTCGGGAGAAGGATAANCGCTGCGGAGGGTATTGTCATTTTTCACACAATAGATGGCGAGCTCTTCAGGCGTCGGGAGAAGGATAAGCATGGGCCTGTAGAGTTTACGGCGTACCCGCCCGGGAATGCTGATAGCATACATGACGCCCTTGCCCAAAAGCGCCAGTAGGTAAAGGATTGTTATGATTGCTGTTGCGGCCGCCGATAGATCGGCCAGTGTCTTCAAAACGTCACTCATTGCGCCCCGCGCTAACTATTCCTGGTGCAACCTAGTTGCGCAGGCCGAGCTGATCAACCAGTTCTCGAATTTGTCCTCGGATGGTTCGAAAACTGAGGCCGGCTGGGGCGCTCTCGAGGCGTTGGGCTGCCATCTCCGTCGCCATCATCTTCACCAGGTCACGGCGCTTGCAGTCGTCGCCCAGCGCCTCCTTCGCCTATCTGTCATCGAGGGGGCGATGAGCACCTGCAGCAGCTCGTGCTCTGAAATGCCGGTCTCCGGCAGCAGGTACGCCAATCGGGCCGATGCTTAAAGCAGAACCAATTCGGCTCCGACTGACTGACGGCGAAGCCGAAGCTCTGATGCAGCCCCGGTGCTCACAGTAGTGGACATAGGGGCCGGTCTCGAAATGGGGCTTGGCGCCGTGTTCATCACTGGGGCCTGGCGAGACCGATCCGGTTGGGATGCGGTCGAGCAACGCCATGTCGGTAGTCGTTGTTCCGCCATCGATTTGCTCACGAAATTTCTTTTGCTAGAAATTTGGCGCGACACCGGACCGATATGCAATCACGGAAGCGGGGATCCCGTGTTTTTCGTTTTGAGCTACGATGTTAGTTGCCCGTCTTGCGGCAGATGTACATTGCCGCAAGACGGGCCGAGGCGACACTGCTTCAAAGAGCACTGACGTTCTCGGCTTTCGACTTGCCAGTCTTGCGGTCTTGTCCCAGCTCGTAGCTGACCTTCTGGCCGTTTTGAAGAGAACCGGCAAAACCGAGCGCCGAGATGTGAACGAATACGTCTGGGCCGCCACTGTCAGGGGTAATGAAGCCAAAGCCCTTGTCTTGGGCGAAGAATTTTACGGTGCCAGTTGCCATCTTGTCCTCGTNGTAATGAAGCCAAAGCCCTTGTCTTGGGCGAAGAATTTTACGGTGCCAGTTGCCATCTTGTCCTCGTCGGTTGCTGAGCATCCCTCGCAATACCCGTCAATGCCCGGGGCGGCAAGAGGTCTCAAGGCGAGCAAATCCTACGATGATTTTGCGCCAGGTATTTTGTTCGAATGCCTGTTCCCATTCGGATGGCAGGAGGCCGACGTGCTTCAATGGCTCCAAATGGTATCGGCGTGAAGTTTCCCTTTTGTTAGGGATATTTGGCCAGAACANGTGCTTCAATGGCTCCAAATGGTATCGGCGTGAAGTTTCCCTTTTGTTAGGGATATTTGGCCAGAACATCCGAGGAGCGGCATGATGCCGTTCGGAGGCGCTGATGGGCTACGATTGGACCGGCAAGCAAACGCGCCGGCGGAAGATACTGCGCGGATGCGCGATCATCGTGTTTGCAAGCACGGCTTCCGCTTTCCTGGCAGCTGCGCTTCTACACTGATGGCGTGCACGCCAGGTCCCATGGGTAGCGGCGGCCAAATAGGCGGCCTCCAGGCTCGACTTGTGGCTCTCGTTCTGATCCATTGCTCGGACGCAAGGGCGGAGAACTCATGAAACTTCTGCAGCGTGAACTTCGACGCGACGTTTTGTGTGGGTTCTATAATCGGTTCTNCGGAGAACTCATGAAACTTCTGCAGCGTGAACTTCGACGCGACGTTTTGTGTGGGTTCTATAATCGGTTCTCTGGCAAAGACATTTCTTTGATTACGCAGCATCCTAGCTGGTGCGACGCAATGAAAAAAGCGGATCGCTACCTCGCGAGACTTGCGCCCCATGCGAGCTCACTGATGAAAGGTGGTGCCGCCCATCAGATCGGAGCAATCTGTTACCGGACCAACGAAACGGGCGCCGTTGAAGTCTTGTTGATCACAACCCGCGATTCCGGGCGGTGGACGATTCCGAAAGGTTGGCCCATTAAGAACCTGAAGCCACATCAGGCGGCATAAAGAGAAGCGTGGGAGGAGGCTGGCGTAGCCGGAAAAGCGAAGAAGCGAGCTCTGGGCTATTTCACGTATCTAAAAACTCTCAGCGGCGGACAAACAACGCCATCGGTCGTTGAGGTGTTCAGCCTGAAGGGAGACGAACTGCACCTCGAGTTCCCGGAACGGGGAGCGAGGGAGGTGGCGTGGCTGTCTCCCGTCGAGGCCGCCAGGCGTGTGCAGGAGCCGGAACTGAAAGGATTGCTGATGCGCATGCTCAAAGAACCGCTTCGATAGATTTCCCGCCACTAGAAATCTGCTTCCGCAAAGCTCCTTGCTATCGTTTACCGGCAAGGCGTCACGCGCTCGAGGTCACGTGGCCCGGTGGTTCGGAATTTAGCGCCGCTCATCCGTTTCGTTCGAATACCATTTTACAAAGCGCCCGACTAAGTTACAGAGGGCCTCCCGGTCGGGAACGGGTGCGATCGTTGTGAAATGCTGCTGTCGGACGGGTCGGACGGCAATCTTAGGCCCGTCGCTGGTATGCGCCGCAAGCGCGCCAGCCGCCCGGTTTAGGCGACCGGGTCCTACGCTGGACGGCAAGCTTTCTTACTTGGATGAATCAGATCTCTCTGAGCGCTGGCAGTGCGGACCGCGTGCTCAGATCTTCAATCGCAGTCGCCGAATGGCGGTAGATACCAAGCTTGAGCGTTGACAAAGCCGTTAAAGCGGGTGCCGCCGTCATGGCCTTGATCTGCTCGTCAGAGAGGCCGAGCGCGTCGCCTAAGCGCGCGATAGCGGATGCATGCGGTTCGCGAAAGCTTTGCACCTGCCGCGTGCTCAGCGCCGGGACATGTGCCGCCGGCTGGCACCGTCCGCATCAGACGCGTGACCAGATCCCGTGGTCGATCTTGCCTTGCAGCTCCNATCTTAGGCCCGTCGCTGGTATGCGCCGCAAGCGCGCCAGCCGCCCGGTTTAGGCGACCGGGTCTTACGGCAAGCTTTCTTACTTGGAGGAATCAGATCTCTCTGAGCGCTGGCTATGCGGACCGCCTTGCTCAGATCTGCAATCGCAGTCGCCGAATGGCGGTAGAAACCGAGCTTGAGCGTTGACAAAGCCGTCATGGCGTTGATCGAGCGCGCCGCCTAAGCGCGCGATAGCGGATGCATGCGGTTCGCAAAAGCTTTGCACCTGCCGCGTGCTCAGCGCCGGGACATGTGCCGCCGGTCGGCACCGTCCGCATCAGACGCGTGACCAGATCCCGTGGTCGATCTTGCCTTGCAGCTCCGGGTAATCCGCAGCGTGGAAAACCGGTGCGAGACCCTGCTTCCGCTGCTTAAAATAGTCCTTCGTCAATTTCGCGATGGTGCCTGAGAGGAGCAGGATTGCGATGAGATTGATCGTCGCCATCAGGCCCATCGAGGCATCGGCTGCGTCGAAAACGGTAGCAATGCTCTCGTAGGCGCCCCAGACCACCATTACTAGCGTGGCGCAGCGCATGATCGTCAGACCCAGGCGATTGCCGGCACCAAGAAAAGTCAACGCGTTTTCAGCGTAGGAGTAGTTGCCGATTATTGAAGTGAACGCGAAGAAGAATATCGCAATTGCGATGAAATAGGTTCCGGCGGCGCCAATGTGGACATTCATTGCGGCTTGCGTGAGCTGCGTTCCGGTGATGTTGGAACCGGGGTCAAGCGTTCCCGAAAGCAGGATCATCACCGATGTCGCCGTGCAGATCAGAATCGTGTCGATGAAGACACCGAGAGACTGAACGAAGCCCTGCGAGGAAGGATGATGCGGCACAGGAGTGGCAACGGCCGCAATGTTTGGAGCCGAACCCATGCCGGCCTCGTTGGAGAAAAGACCGCGCTTGACGCCGTTTAGCATCGCCGCTGCAATTCCACCTGTGACGCCACCGCCTGCTTCCTGCAGGCCGAAGGCGCTCGAAACTATCGTCCAGAGAACGTGAGGCACCAGCGCCGCGTTGGCGATCAGCACATAAACCGCCATGAGCAGATACGCGACCGCCATGAAGGGCACGATGATTTCAGCAACACGGGCAATCTGTCGGATGCCCCCAAAGATAACGACGCCGGACAGCACCGCGAGCCCGAAACCGACTATTAGCTTCGGAACGCCGAAGGCTCCTTGGACTGCATCAGCGATGGAGTTTGCCTGAACGGCATTGAAAACGAGACCAAAGGAGATGATGAGGCAGACGGAGAAGATTGCCGCCGCCCAAGGGGCATTGAGCCCGTGAGCGATGTAGAAGGCCGGGCCGCCACGATATTGGCCATCTTCATTGCGCACCTTGTAGAGCTGCGCCAGCGCACTTTCCGCATAAGCCGTCGCCATGCCGACGAGTGCTACCATCCACATCCAGAAGGTCGCGCCCGGTCCGCCCAGGTAGAGCGCGACAGCGACGCCGGCCAGATTGCCTGTGCCGACCCGCGAGGCGAGGCTGACCATCAAGGCCTGAAAGGGGCTGATGCCGGAGGTGTCCTTGGATCCGCGGCTGCTTAGCACTCGGAACATTTCGCCGAAGTGGATGATCTGAGGAAGGCCGAGGCGAATTGTAAAAAAAAGGCCGACGGCTAGCAAACCATAGATGAGCACATAGCCCCAGAGGATGGTGTTCAGAAAGCCTATGATCGTATCCATGCGGTCCTCGCTCCTCGAATGCCGTCGATTATGGAAATTGCGCCCGGGTCAAATTCCCGTTTCGATTGATGCGACGCACCGTGCGGCATTACGGCGCGAACTTGGCGCAGGTCAAGGTCTGGCGTTCCAAGATCCAGCAGAACATGATCAGTGAGATATCCTGGGAACTTCGCATAGATGCATCCTCCGGTATCACTAAGCTGCCTCCGCAGGCCGAAGGTCGATTGCGCTTCGGTGCGCTTCTCCGAGATCGGATGCCGCTTAGTGTCCACTTAATCGTGGCGGACACTATGCACACCAGCATAG